ACTCCTTGGTTTGCCAGAACGATTAAAGGTGATCCGCTTGCGAGGACCGAAACGCTCCCAAAGGAGCAACAGCAAGCAACGTAGAGATTTACCACCCTTTGAGGAGATCGTCAAGTCAACAAACACATTCTCACCATCTTCAGTATGCTCATAATGCTTAGGCTCTTGCCCATCCTTTAGACACCTAGCCAAAGCCACCCCAGCTATCTCCTCCCCATCCTTAACCACCCCAACCATGCCCTGCTTCTCGAACCAGCCGTACCAAGCCTCTAGGTTAGGCCACATGGACTCCGGCACGCCACTCTCCTCAATGTACTCAACAGCCGTCATATTGTCTTTTGCACCTCAATGGTATCGGGGTTGGCGGCTGCGGTAATCTGCCTAACCGCCATCTTGTTTGCCTCAGAGGTAACACTGATGTTAATTAACCGCCACTTTTCGTACTTGCGCAGATCGGAAGCAATGCGTTTCTTAACCGAAGTAGGCAGAACGGCTGGCAGGACAAATGGCAGTACCAACACGGTGCTGGCAATTTTTAGGTTGGGCTGCACTTCCACATCGCCAACATCGCTGTCCCGCTGAATGGCAATAGTAGCATTGTTAGAATACGAATCATCAAAGATGATCTCGAAATTGCTACCATGTTTTTGAGCAAATGGATCGCCAAAGTCCATATCGCGGGTACGGACAGACGAGCTAAAATCAAACGTGCCAACGCTTGTCCCGTTGGATTGGATGCCAAAGTCCACATAATCTGCTGACGTAGTTTGAGCAGGTGTCTTGTATCCGCTGTACTTGTTAATCTGGCCGGTGGTCAATTTCATCATTAACCGCAATCCCTCGCTTTGGAAATTGGTCAAGGCAAACTGCATTACCTTCGGTGTCCAAGTTCCCTCAAACGCTCCCAGAATAGTGTTATAGACCAAGATCGTATCGTTAAAGTTATTGGAGCCTGTAGGTACGGCTAGTAGATACCTATTGTCGTAGTAAGCCGCAGTGCTAATGCCAATCTGCGCTGTATTGATTTCTTGGATTACGTCCTTAACGACTTCCGAGATAGGCAAGCCGACTGAGGTAAAGTCATCCGACGCAGACCGAATGAGCGATCTGATGCCATCGTCAGACAGAAAGAATATGTCGCTGTTAACTTGGATGGCTGATGCCCCAGCCACACACCCGATGTTATTGGAAATGATCGATATGGTCCAATCAGCCGCACTGGTCATGTCGGGCGGGATGGTGATTTGGAATATCCTGCGCCGCTTAAATACAATAATACGATTCTCAAAGTAAGGCACAATAGCGGTAATCTCATCACCATCATCGCCGTTAACTACTACGCTGTTTGTCAAATCCCACACGGAAGGATCTAGGATGTCTGAGGCGTAAAGTGTGTTTCTGTTTGCACCAGAGCCAACGCCAAACAACCTGTTGCCAGCATTGATAATCGTCTGTAACCCCTGGGGCGGTGGGCTGGCCGTAGCCGTAGCCGTAGCCCCAGAGCCGTTGCCAATAATCGTAACCGTAGGCGTGTAGCCGTAGCCAGAACCGCCATTGACCACCACCACCCCCGTCACCGCTCCGCCAGCTACGTTGGTAATTAAAGTAGGCAATTCCCCGCCCCAGTTAGGGCCGGTGATAATGGCAGTCGCGCTGGTATACCCAGAGCCTGCGGTTGTGACGGTTATTGCCCTTACCTTACCACCCTGCCGTTGGACAATGTTGCCATCAAAAAAGTGTAAATCGTCATCGCCATCTGCCAGAAACATTTTGTTGTTAAACTGCGCCATGGAAACTTTGGAGGTATAAGCCACAACATAACCATCCGCCCATTGCTCGGCTTCCGCAGCCCACGTCCTATTGACCGCGCTCCAAAGTTCATCAGCAGGATGGAGGTCGGCTGTGCCGTTGGAATCAATCGTGTACAGCCTGCCTTGAGTTACAGTAACCAAATCTTCCGTGCCTGTAGTATCGTAGTAAGCCATCCCGCCGATTGATCCTTGCTGGGATGTAGCGGTCGTATTAAAGCTAGTTACCCCGCGCCGAGTCTCCAGATTACCCTTTGGGGAAAGGGTCATGTTGACCAACCTTTGTACTTGGTTCTGGGCTAACTGGTCAGATTGGAGTCCGCTGGCTTGTCCGCCAGTAAAGGAGCGGATACCATCAAACGCCAACACATCGTCGGTGGCATCTATGAAATACGCCATAGCGGTTAGATAATCTCTTCGATGCCTAAATCGCCCAAGCCAACTGGGGTAATCTGCTTCATCCCGCCTACTTGGCTCAACTCGTAATTGGCCATCGCCGCCAGGTCGGCGTTAGCTGCCTGCGTGACAACTTGCGCCTTGCCGTACTGCCGCTCCCGCTCCAAGGCATCAGCGTGGGTCAAGGCTAAGACAACGTGGCTTACGTGGGGTAAGCGTAGTTCGTCGGCAATGGCGTTAGCAGAGGGAGGAAAATCTACGACTAGGTTGGTGCGGGTTAGGCACTGGAGCTTTTGCACTACTAAGAGCGTGTTGGTGCTGGTGGTGTCTAGTTTGGGGTAGAGGTCTAGCTCGGCAGTTCCGCCGGTGTTACGCCCCTTGAAATAATAGAAAGCAGGCGTGCCAGTCGTGTCCTCGTCCAGCAAATTAGCGTCCTGGCTAACGATAGTAGCCAGATCCATCGCTTGAATTTCAGCATCGTTGTAAGCTACCGAAAGAGGGTTCTCCACGTTGGAACCAAGGGAGACAGTCCTGCTGGCCGTGCCGACTGAGTAGGTGGAGGTGGTAACAGTCTCGCGCCAAGCGGCAAAGTTCCAAACTCGGCGATAGTTTAGCGAGGCTGACTTTTGCAGGAAGGTAAGCGTGTCGGCATCGGTCTTGCCAATCTTCTCGCCTGCGTATTGGGCGATTTCAGTTAGGGTCATTTATGCCCCTCCTTAATTCAACACGCTCGGCCAAACTGCTTTAATCTCTTCTGGCGTGTTGCCAGCAATCTCGGTCTGGGTCACATCACGCAAGGCTTGCTTCTGTGATGCAATCTCAACTTGCTTTACCGTATCAGCCGACTCAACTGCCTTCATAAACTCAATGTCGAGGGAAGCGAGAAGAGGCTTGCGAGCTTCACGCCACTTGTCTTTCCAAATTGCTTTGGCTTTATCTGGGTTGACAATGATCATTCTTGGTACTCCCATGCGTTGCGGAAGGTTCTATCAGATGGAATTTCTGAGCCATCCACAATCTTGTATGGTTTGCCAGCAGGAACGTCTTTAGCTGCGCACTCTTCGATTGTGTGAGTTAGCAAATAGCTTGGAGTTGGAGTAATTATTGCCACTCCCTCGTCTGTTGGATAAATGATTTTTTTGTTCATAATGGGTTAGCGGAAGACGACAACAGAGTTTAGCTGAAGATCGGTTGGGGCTGATGTGTTTGCAACTATGGTTCGGAAACGAACAGATCCAGCAAGGTATGATGCTGTCCCTACATAACCACCAAGAATTGCATCTTCTGTTGTTATAACCGTTGCATAATTTGCATCAACCATAGCCGTTGTAAAGTTTACCGTGAAATTCCCAGTTGAATTATCCGTAATGCTCGACACATTGAAATCGTTGTTAATTGCAACTGTTCCAGTACCATTAAAATTAACCCAAGCTTTTGCAACTCTCTTCTCTACGTTGTCTGCTTCTGTTCCCGAGGTGGAGAGTTTGGCAAATGTAATAGACCCGTCAGCAGGAGTTGACGAGAATGTTCCAGTTGTTGCTGATGTAATTATTCCCTTTGCATTGACAGTTAGGAATGGGATTGCAGAAACGCTTCCGTAAGTTCCAGCCGTTGCTCCACTTGTCCCAAGCGTTCCTGTTCCGTTGCTGATCGTGAAATCACCAGCAAGGGTAGTGGACAGATTGGTAATAGTTCCAGTAGTGCTGTTGAGTGTAGCAATAGTTCCAGTAGTGCTGTTCAGCGTAGCAATCGTCCCAGTAGTGCTATTTAACGTAGCAATCGTGCCAGTTGTGCTGGCCAAGTTAGTAATCGTTCCGCTAGTAATCGTAGCCGCAGTCGAGGTGGTTGTACCAGCGGTAAGGTTAGGTATCACCCCAGTCGTAATCGTACCAGTCGTGATTGTAGCATTGGCGGAAACCAATCTAGTTCCCGTAGCAGTGCCGTAGGTCAACGCTGCGCTGATGTTCGCGTTGGAATAAGTACCAGCAGTTAGTGCATCCTCAAACAAGTCATACACTGTGACCGCATTAGGTGCAGCGTTGGGGTTAGTTCCATCGGCAATCAATAACTCATAGTTTGTGCCAACGCTGGTGATTGGTTGTTGGCCAGTAATGAGATCCTGGTAAATCGTGGCTGAATCAATTAGGTTGTGCAAATCATTGGCAGTAACCGTGCCGTTGGTTGCGAAGGTAAAGTTGCGATCTATCATTGCCATAAAATTAAACCGTAAACCTTAGTGCGGTTGCGAAGATTGTTCCTGCTGGTACTGTGCCGGTTGTTTGGGTGGAATTGAAAATTGTAAAACGCAATACACCCGCTGACTCAACCCTAAAGTCTTGCAATAATCCAGCAGGCGTTGCTCCAGTTGTAGATCCAATTGAATTTATATTGCCAATGACCATATCGCCAAGAACAGCTCCAGATGCCGCAAACGTGCCAGTGCTTACATTCGATCCTGTTGTTACGTGGTCAATATCAAATACTGTCGCGCCAGCATAAGCTGCGGTTGCAAATGTTACTGCAGTAAGGCTTGGTCCAGATGCGCCAACTTTCAGCGTGCCGACTGTTGCAAGTCCTGTATTGCTGATCGTGGTCGAGGCAATTGTACCAAGGGTGTTTGTGCCAGTAGAGGAAGTAAAACCAGTAGTAAAGGTAGTCGCACCAATAACCGCTGCGCCAATTGTGGCTGTGCCAGTAGAGGCGGTGAAGCTAGTGCCGAAGGTGACTGCACCCGTCAGTAGGCTGGTTCCCACCACTTCAAAGGTGCCGGTGCTGGCCACGCCAGAGGTGGACACAGACAGAGCCGAGGAGGTGTTATCCCCATCGGTAACGACTTGTAGCGTGCCATCCAGCCCGCCAGTCCCAAATGTCTTGAGAAGCTGTGGATAGCTAGTGCTGATGTTTTGTGTTCCAAGTGTGGGCATTTAGTCTCCTAATTAGAAAGGCGGCTTTTGAGGACATCCCAGGCCATTGAGCAAGCAAGCCCTATTAGCCCAGCTACAGCCAGAACCTTCGTCCGCAAGTGTTCCAGCGCACTCAATCTATTAGCAACATCTGCGTAGTTTGCAAGTGAGGTTTCAACCATGGAGAAAAGCTGGATCTGACGCTCTTCTAACCTAGCCAAAGTGACCCGCAAATCAGATATCTGCTCGTTGCTCATTGCGACTCTCCAAGTATTTGAGGCTGACGGCTAAGTGAACCAAGGCAGCGGTAATCTCGTCCCGATCCCGCCCGTCCTGCACCATCTTGCGTATCGAGCGGTTGACCGATAAGAGGTGCTTGACTGAGCCGATGTATTTTAGGCCGACGGAGCGGTTGTTGGTTTCCTCCGCGCACTTCCACGCCTCTTTGAAACAAGCGTAGTCGTTGCCCGTCAGCAAGAATCGTAAACCAGTTCGTAGCATCCATGAGTAGATCCGTTTCATTTGACATTACCAGCATCTTCCGCAGCACCCATGTCCGAGTAGCGGGGTAATACATTGTTATCCGCTGGCTTGGGCGAGCAGGAGCATAGCAAGAGGGCGAGGAGGAGGAGGGGCATTTTAGTTTGTCGTAAGCGATACGCTTCTTGTGACTAATGCTTTTGCACTAGCATTAGCCTTCACAATAGTTGCTGTGCCAGCACCAGTAGCAGTTTGAGATGTGATTGCGTATGTGAACTGATTTGCATTAACAACTGTAATTACCGCATATCTATTGGCGTTAGTTAGGGTTGTAATTCCACTAACTCGCAGAACATCGCCAGTTGTATATCCGTGACTTGTTAAATTAACAGTGCAAGTTGTTGTTGCGCCAACAAAGTTTGATCCGGGAGTTGTTGTTGAACCAGCATTTGATGGAGCAGATGATGTTCCAGTTATAGAAACTGTTCTTCCGCTTCCAAACAGAAAAGTGCCATTAGTTCCATCCATATAGGCAAGTGCCGCCAATATGTTGTCCACAGTAGTTTGATTAAATGCACAAGTAGTGGCAGTAAAATTGCCCCTCAAAACTTTCCAAACCCCTAAAGTCGGAAGCGTTAAGGTTGTGCAAAGTGATGCTGTGATTGTAATAGCATCGTTCATCATAACAAGTGATGATAAGTTTATGGATGTTGTTGAAGTAGATGAAAAAACAAGACTGCTTGTAAGTGTTTTTAGGCTTGGAAGATTGAGTGCAGTTAATGAGTTAAATGTCGCACTTATGCTTAGAGCTTCAACAAGAGAATTTAAATTTAGTGTTGTTAAATTCGCTGCGGTAAGGCCTAAAAATGAACTACCAACCATCTTTACTAATTTTGGTAAATTTATTGATGTTAGTACAGCATAGGAACTCGCACCAGAACCCGAGAAACACGCCCCGCCCCCAAATACTAGCTCTGGTGCATCTATTGTTGTTACTGAGGTTTGCAAGCTAGAAAAAATATCTCCATATGCTCCTTCAAGGTCTGGAAGGGAAATAGTTGTTATTACTGGAACAGCCCCACCAAAACTACTATAATAATTTAAACTTTGCACATACTTTCCATTTCTTGTTCCAACTAATTGTCCCTCGACATAAAGCTGAAGAGAAGGAGCCATTACAAATGGCTGAACCGAAAGTGCGCCATCTCCACCTATATTTACAGTTATAGGAGACTGCGAAATAAACGCTGACTGTTTAATTAGGGGCATTGCCTACTCCTAACTTAACTGCGTAACTCCAGCAGTTCCAGCCGTGGCAAATATACCACCAATCAGTCCAGTGTAGTTGAATGGAACTTCATAGTAGTCTCCAGCACTTAGTCTAACGCTGAAAGCTGATGTGCTTGCCGTTGCCGTGCCTAGCATAACGTGGAGGTTGCCTGGGCCAGAATTGAAGATGGTGCATCCCAGCCTGCCAGTGCTTGCCGTGGCAATCGTGCCGTAGCTAGTCGAGGTGAAGTCGGTCGGACCAGTTCCGCCAGTTGTAGAGTTGGGCGGGCGAATGCCATCAGCAACGTCAGCCTGCAATGTAACCATCAAAGCCTCTATGGCTTCGAGGTTAAAGTTAATGCTTTGCGTACCGCCGGTGGCAGTACCAATAGTCTCCAAGATGCGGTTAGTTTGCCAGCCCATATAAGAGCCTTAAACCGTCCGCTTATAGAGTGCGAATGGTCCTCCGCTGGATACAATGACTTCGGTGATGTCACCCGTCAAAGTTGAGCCAGCAGCAAAGGCAACACCCGTGGATGATGTTCCGCTAACAGAGATGGTTATTGTCCCACCAGTCAACGCTGTCACGCCATCGAAAGCCCCAGTGCTTGTAGAACTGGAAACTGCAATGGTCGTGCCAGCATCGCCTAGCGCGATTCTGGATAGAAGTCGCGACATAACCTTACGCTGTGTAGAACGGAATCTTTACCGCTGTTCCGTTTACTTTGAGCAACAATGCGCCAAGGCTGGTAGCATTCGTGCTGAATGTTCCGCCAGTAGCTGTGCTGGTAATTTCAACTACTTGCGTTTCTTTGGCTGTATCGAGACGGAAAGGACGGCTTTTGGCCAATGCTTCCCTACGCACATTAATGTCTGACATAGTTAATCTCCTTTGCGACCCCAGGCACGTTTCACTTGATCCGCGCTAAAGTCGCTTTTGAACCTACTCCCAAGTTTTTGTTCTTGTTTGTAGTACCCCTTCATAATTGTTGATGTATTCGACAGCGTTGGATCGGTCGGGGATTCTCCCGTTCCAAATACTGTCAAACGTTGTGGCACAGTCGACCTTCTCAGATAGCTAGGGACTGAATCCCTCTTAGCAACCGTTTTCTCCAGTTCAACGACTGATCCGTTACGGGTGTCGGTGTACTGGTAGATCGGCATTAGCTGTAGCTTTCCTCGTCAGCTTCCTCTGCCAACTTACGCATTTTATCCTCTTCGGACATCTCTGACTCTTCATCTACTTCAGCCATCGGCTCTGCTTCTGCCATCGCATCATTGATGCGGACGAAGACAGTATCGCCGTCAACCTTTTCGACTGTGCCAGTGAGTTCCACCGAGTCACCCGCCTCTGGAGGAGTCATCTCGCCTTCACCACCATCCATCTCAAGCATGGACATGGGCAAGCGAACAAGACCTTCCTTGGGCATAGATTTCTCGCTGGAAGAGGCTGGGGAGGTTTTACCCTCCCCAGCTTTCCGAGGACCCATACCGATTACTAGCATGGCTCCCATATAGATAACTTAGGCGAAGTTAGACTTCGACCAGACAACGCGATAGAACGCAGGGTTCAATTGCTTCGCAGTATAGAAGGTTTTGAACGATGCGATGGTGCGCTGACCGTAGATGTCCGACTTGTCAGGAGCATCGAGGATTGTGACCTTAGGCGCGTAAGGCGAGCCAGTGGCCGCAACCGCTGTCATGTGAGGCACGCCGAAGGCTTGCCCACCGAGTACGATGCTTGCGTAGTTGGAGCCGGTTGCCTCGGTGTTTACACCGTAAGCAGCAGTACCAGCCGTTAAGTTGTTGGTGGTTTCGATTACGCTCACGCCGAACAGACGACCGACTTCACCTTTGTAGATGGCATCGGGGGTGCTGTAGGAGGAAACGCGCAGGAAGTCATCGTCGTTCATCAAGTCACGGGTGACCTGAGGAGGAGCAACGAGGACGTAACCATCTTTGATCTTAGGAGCGCGGTTGACCTTGAGGGCAGTCGCGGCATCCAGAAGATCCAAAGCAGTCATCGCGGCGTTAGCCGTGGATGCACTTTGGAAGTTGGTTCCGTTGGTTCCGTTCTGTGCGTAGCGCACGTAGGACGACGTGGAGACAGTCGTACCAGCAGTCGTGGAGGCAGTCGTGTTCAACACCAACGCGCGGTGCGAGAGGGTGTCGGCATGGAGAGCTGCATCTTCACCGAGTTGCTTAGTAGCCTGGGCCAAGTGATTGAATAGCTCGGTGGCCAGCAAAATATCCGTGAGGACGATGCTAGATCCGAACTGTTCCAACGTGGCTTCGACCGTGGAGAGGGTGAGCTGACGTTCACCAGCTCCGCCCGTAGGACTCGTTCCTTCGGAGAGAGAGGTGATCGAAGCGATGCTGGGGTTATCGAATCGGAAGAAACGGACGGTCTTGTTGCCGCCAGTTTTCGTCGGATACGGAACCTTTTGGGCAAACTGCTCCATCTGGAGCAAGGGGATTTGCCTCTCTAAGAGTGACTTTGAGAAGAAGGCCTGAAACTGTGAAGAGACAGAGCCTGTAGTAACATTAGCCATTTTATTTTTCCTGTACCACTAACCTGTCAAACTCCCATCCTGTCTGCTTCCGCTGCCATTCGTAACAACTCCTTTTCCTGTTCATTGCTGGACAGTTCGTGAAACTGTTTCTGTCGGGCGGGTGCAGAAGGCTGACCGCTTGCCGGTGTCGTGGCCTTTCTAAGTTGAGCCAATTCTGACTCATACTTTGCAACCTTCTTTTCCAAATCGGAGGCGGACTCCGCTTTAAGCCTAATCTTGGCGATGCCCACCGCATCCTTAATCCCCGCTGGGTAGTTACGCAGGATGGCGTGGTTCTGTAGCATCTCCGATACCGCCTTGTAAAGTTTGGTGGAAGAGTCTTTGAGATCGGGGTTAGCCTCGACCTCTTCATAAAGGTTCTTGTCCCAAGCGGACTTTAGCTCGCCTTTGACATTCTCCTCTTGCTCTTTCCTGTACTCAACCTCAATCTCGCTGGCTTTGTTTTCAGCGAGTTTTGCAAGATCATCGCGGCCTTCATCACGGTAGCTCTTTGCTGCTTCCCGATAATCTTCCGCGCTAAACTTGCGAGTTGAAGTTTGTTTCTCCTGCGCAGCAGCTTTTCCAACCGAGGCTTGGGCGGCTTCCCGCTCGGCCTGCAACTTGGCTTTCTCTGCTCGCAGTGTTTCCCATTCCTTTTCAAGACGCGACTTTGCTTTCTCATATCGTGTTGGCTTCTTTTCGGAAGCCGACTCCGACTTGGATTCATCAGATTGCGTTGTTAAAGAACTTTTGGTTGATACGGTTTCAGTCTTAGGGACCTCATCCGTCACCACATCATCTGATGTGGATTTAGTTTCGGTGGTTTCGGGAGTCGCGGGTGTCTCCAAGGTATCGCCGCTGGCCGTCTCCTTAGTTTCTGTTACCGCTTCAACTTGTGACAGGGTGGGCGCGAGTTCCGTGCCTTCATCTGCCGCCTTCGCTAAAGCCAATACATCTGCTTCGGATAGGTTAGTCAATTCCGCCATTTTGACCCTTTCTTACACTGCCACTAGGGGAGTCATTCCCAGTAGTAGGTTAATCGACGATCTGTCCTTCGACCCCATCCGTATCGTCGGTCTGGATGGGCGAGTTTGTTTTTCGGGATGCAAACGATTCGAGAACCGCTACACATCCCCTAAAGCCTTTAGCATACCCGCAAGCCAACGCAAGTGCCTCGCTATCCTTCTCGGTGGCAGAGGCGTTATTACGCAAAGTAAGGTTAAGCAAGATGGCAGATAACTTTAGACCGGTGGGGGTTGTAAGAAATCCAGTCCACGCCTTCTCGTCTTCGCTGTTCCACGCAGGCTCGTTAACCCACGCTTGGTGGCGGATAAAGGATAGGATGGCGCGGAGTTTTCTCATGGTAGGTCTTTAGCTGCAAACAGCACGTTATAGACAAATTCTTTATTGGGAAGTGGTTTGCCAACCAAGGATTCTGGTTCTTCTTTTTCTAGTAGATAAGTAATATAACCAAGACTTTCCATATACTTGCGCAAGGCTTGTCCAGAGCTACCCATCTGATGTAACCCAAATTCGTGAATCTCAGCCACAACAAACGGCTGGTGCGTCTTTAAGATTTGTTCCATCCCGCGCAGGGCTAGTTCCTCTGCCCCCTCCACATCCACCTTAACCAGCTTTAATTTTGACAGATCCCTGCCAGCAAGCTCTACATCCAAGGATGCCATATAGGTAGCTATCCTAACTGGATTCTCGCGGCTCTTTACATTGTTGCCAAACTTACCGCAATCCCACAGCGAATGACCGCCATCACAATCTTGGTTTTGATTGAACACTACCATCTTGGATTGATCGCCAACTGCCCAGCAGTGGGGTGTAATGTTGCGCAAATTGTTAACTTGGATGTGTTGTAACAAGTGCAGATAATTTTTAGGTTCTGGCTCGAAAGTGTAGACCCTGCCAGACACGCCAACCAGTGCCGAGGATACTATGGAAAAGAATCCAACGTGACCGCCAATGTCGATAAAAGTATCGCCTTCTTTGAGCAGACGCTTAAAAAGTAAGAATGTTTCTGGCTCGTATACGCTTTCTTTTGCAAAATACTTGAGCATTAGTTCTTGGCCGAATTGTTCATCGTCCAAGAATAACTTTACCCGCTCTTGCGGGGTTACATTAAATTCTACGTTCTTAATCAAACAGGCATCGGCGCGGCCTGTTGCATCGGCTGACCCTCAGTAGGTGTTGCCCCTACCGCTTGCCCTTGCTGGCGAGTGTCTGCCTTAGCCGCATCACGAAGCTGTTTCTGGATAGCGCGGGATGTATTGGGATCGATCTGTTCCAACGCCTGCAAATGCTGTTGTAAGTGCGCCATTAGAACTTGCATTGCACTCTGGTCGACCGGCTGCTGGCGGAGTTGAGCCGCTTGGTTAAATGCGAACAGAACAGATATATGCGCTTTGTGATCGTCGCTAGGCTTGATTGCGACTGGGAATCCAGTGGCGAGCATCGTTGCAATCTCAGTCGCTTGATCTTCAGCTTGATCCCCAGAGTTGGCTTGCGGATCTTGGAAGAGTCTGCGGACCAGCGAGGGATCGTCTTGTTCAAGCACCGACTTTACCAACTCGCCTTGGTTGACAAAAGGATTATTTTGGAACATCTGCATCCGCGCTACTGACTTCTGCAAGGCAAACTGGCGGTTAATAAAGTCCAGCCCACCCTTTGGCTCAATCGAATACTCGGCGTGGATGCCGTCTGGAACCATCTGACCAGTCTCTTCAGCGTACCTAAACAGCAAGTCCTCCTTGGCGTACTGCACATAAAGCGACCAGCACTGCCTAAAGAGGTGCGACAGGCTCATCCTAAAGATGCGGTTACGCAGATCGCCCGAAGCAGCCGCTTGGGCTTGGATAGCGGCAACCTCAGTTGCAGTCTTGCGATCCGAGATTTGGTACTGCGAGCTAGCACCCATATCAAACTGACCCATGCGCTGTTCAGCCGACATCTTCTCCTCCATCATCAAACGCTGGAAGTCGAAGGGTGGTTGGCTAAATTGTACGGGCTTTAAGCCTTGGGGCAGGATCTGCCCAGGTTGCATCTTTAGATTTGCCGTGTTGAGCGAGATCGGATTCTGTGCTTCAAAGACGGGTCGGTTGGCCAGTTCAACGTAGTCGCTCAATGAGTTCTTGAGTTTGTTGAGCAGGTTCTCACCAGGGAGGAGGATTTCTGCGACTCCTCTGGGACTGTACCAACCGCCCCCTGTCAACTCATAGGGGAAATCGACAAAAGGTGGTTCGCCGTGTTCGTAGGGTAAGGTGAAAGGTTTTCTGACATCCGTCTCCACATCCAGCGGGCTGTAGGTTTCAACCTTCCAGCCGTCCTTGGACGGGGTGTAAAGTTCCCACAAGATGATAGTATCATTGCCCGACTCCTGCGTAATCCCCTCACGCCTGTAAATCTCATCTTGAATCTCGCTGCGTAGCCCAACCGATTCGTTGACCTTGCCGCTGATGCGTTTGACAAATTCCTTGTCCTGCTTGTAAAGCGAGTTGGTCTTGTAGCTGTCAACTGAAATAGAAATGATGTGAACGATGAAATCTGCATCCGCCAAGTTCTTGCAGTAAGCCGGTACGACCACGTGGAACGGGTCAATCGCCTCAAAGGCAATCTGCTTCTTGTCCTCGTTCCAGACGACCTTGGCTAACCCGCGCCCGTAGAGAAGCAAGTTGTCGATGACCGAAACAATCTCCTTCTGGAAGTTGGACTGCTCGCGCATCTTGTAATCAAACCAACGCTCGGCGGATACGGTAATCGGGGTTAATTGCTGGCGCATTGGGACGAAGCTGGAAAGGATGTCATTGCCAATTGCGCTGTTGACGAAGCTAGGTTTTAACTTCTCAATCGCGCCGTCAATTAGCTGAACGTGGAGGTCAGCGGCGGTAGGCCAAGGTTTAGTCTTGCGCCTAACCCCAAAGTATCTGGCTTGGTAAAACAACCGTTGGCGGTTCTCCCAAGTCTCGCGCTGGTTTAAGCTATCAATGATGCGGTCGTGATATTCAGTGCGGCGGGTGTATTTATCGCTCATTTGTTACGCTCCCTACTCAATTCAAATGACAGATCGTTGACGTAATGTAAAGCACGCTTTGCCCAAGTGCGTACTTTTGGATCAGCAGTACGGACAGCAGAATAGTTTTCATCTCGTATTAAGGACTCAACTGCCCCCGTTGTGTTTGTTACTGGGGTCGTTGTTGCGCAACCACCAAGACTCACCAGGCAGATCACGGTCGATAGCATCACGGTTCTTGCGCCAATCGCCTTCAAGGTTCTGGGTGCGCTTGTCTTTCCAACCTGGGATGATGCGAAACACGGCTGCGATGATCTCAAGGATTGCACGCAGCACAAAAGATTATTTGATATTTAGCCCGATTGTCTTTAGGAAAGACACAATCTTTTCCAAGAAAGAATCGTCAGCGGGGGTGGGGGTAAGTTTAACAATGATGCGTGCGGCCAAGACAACGCCACCAACAGCGGCGACAATCTCTTGCCAGTTTGCGGTAATCCAGTTCCATATATTCATAGTGTTTATCCTCCTGCGTCAAAGCCAGCCATAACGGGGTCACTCGCCTCCGACATGATCTGACTTAACATCCGCCAAGTTGGACGCTCGGTGGGGAAAGTCAAGTCAAGGTTAACATTGCCACCACTTAAACACAAAGCAAGGGCATCGGCTCGGTCGGGTGAGGCTAGCCCCCTAGACCGCATCGAGTCCTTAGACTCCACGCCCAGCTTGCCCTTGCTGTTGGTGATCGTGCGCCGACAAGTTAACTGCGCGGTTAAATCCTCGTCCTCTGGCAGTATGACTTCAGCCGCTTCAATCTTCTTGGCCATCGTGTACCACATCTCGGCTGCTCTATTGGTATACGCATCGGTGTCGTAGGCGGTAGAGCCAAAGTTAACTCGGTTAACTTCCCAGCCCGACTCAGCCAGCGCATCGCACATCGGCATGCCCAAGCCACTTGCATCCGCATAAATATCCTCTGGCTTTAACCCAGCTTTCTTAAATTCCACAATAAACCTACCCACCGCTGACATCGTATCCCTTTCGCGCCATGCGATCATAGGTAGCACCTTGTTGCCGTCACTTATGCAAAGAACGTTCTGATCACCACCAGCAGCAAAGTCTACGCCAGCTCTGCGGGTTCCAGGCTTAAAGTCGGGGGGTTGGTTGTGGCAGTTCTGTAGCTGGGTCAGACTAATCACCAGACTCTCCGCCCCTATGTCAACAAACTCGCCGTAGACCATTGAGCGGGTCAACGGGTGTTTCTCGCCGTACCTCTGCACCACTTCCTCAATCTGCGTTGGTGTGATGTGGGGACAGTCAAAGGCGGTGACAGCGTGCTTACTCCACATATTTGCCTCCTTGGTAAACGCTCGGTAGAACGCGCCGCTAGTTCCGCCTGGGCTGGATGCGATCAGCAGCCTAGTTGGTTGACACCGGCTGATAGCCTCAAACAGCGGGTCGGCTACGGTCTTGGCTTCGTCCACCACCATCAGCAATGGATGACAATCGTGGTCTTCGGCGTGCCAGCCTTCAGCACGCCCAGCATCGGTCGCTGAGTAGCCTATAATGCGTGATGTGTTGCCGTTGGGGTGGAGGTAGCGGATCTCGCCAGATGTCACTTCCCATGCCCCGCCGAGTTTAGAAATGTGATGGCGCAGGCTAGGCCAGAGTTGTGATTCCACCTGACGGAACACGCCAGCGGTCGTGACAGCAATTGAACGCTGGTAAACTAGCGCGTGCCATATCAAAGCGGCTGCAATTACGGTGCTGGTCTTGCCGGAGCCGTTGGCTGCACGCAGGGCTACGCGACAGTCCTTGGGTTCTAAATCGCGTAACACCTTTCTTTGCCAGTCATACAGATTGATGCCAAGGGCGTTAGAGGCGAAGTTGGCTGGTTTGGCAAGGTCTTCTAGTATCTCTTCCTGACTGCGCTTTGGAGGCTTTGGCATAGGTGTGGGTTAAGACCTCTTTTTGTTTTGAGCCACAATTATTTGGGGGGGGGTTATGCGTATTAAACGGCGGCTGGGGGCGGTAGGGGGGGCGTGGTGGTGTACTTGGCCAAGCTCTCAGCCCTTGGCTTTCGTGTTCTCATGCGCTTATGTCTAGTCTTCCCCAAAACTTTTGGCGTTGTAGTGGCAATGGTTTGCGTGGCATCTGTCGCACAATAGCTATTGTCTCGAATTGTATGCAATGTTTTGGGGGTAACATCTTTGCAGTCAATCACTTGTGCTTTCTTTTTGCCTGCTATGCCTGCGAGAAGTTGGGCCAAGTTTGAGCTGATGCCGTGAGTGTGTTCCTGCGTAACTGCCAGCCGCGCACTGGGTTGAGCCCAATTGTAGCCACGCTCCAAAATCCATGCTTTCGCTTGCCAGGACTTTTCTCCCGCAAGCTGAACATCCCGCAATAGAGACAGTTCGTGCTTTTTGCGAGCCGTCTCCACTCGCTTGCCGAAATCGGGCTTGCGCTGCGCCCAGGTGCGAATGGTGGAAGGATTCACGCCCACCAAAGCACCGGCCTTTTCTAAAGTGAATCCACTCCCGCACGCTGCCACAATTTCATCAGCAATCTTATCGGTGAATATGTCACGCCCATTCTTTGCCTTTTCGATTGCGCCTGGAGATGCGCCGGATTCTTCCATGCCCTATCTTACCATAAATTATCTTGAAATAAAGCTTGACCTATCCAAGCGGATAGCATAAGTTGTCAATCGTCGGGGGAGAATCCTATCGGATTGCCCAAGGCAAAAAAGAAAATAAGGAGACACAAAATGATAACAAACCAAGATGCTCAAAAATATCTAGATGAGTCTAGTGATTGGAATTGCCCACAATGCGAAATGAACGATGCGAGAGTAGTGGAAAGATCCAAAACATTAAAAGATGGAATCCTTCCTCCCCGCTTCAAAATGGAGTGCGGATGTTGTGGGAATCATTTTTATGTAGTCCTAAACCTAACAAACCTAACACTCGCACTTCACGGAGAAAGATAAAATGAAAAACACATACTCAAAAACACGCCACACCTTCACAGAAGATGGAAGGCCATTAAACGCTATCGTCTATGGTGGCTTGGCTCACCTTAACGATGCTTACGGCAATATTATAATTGAGGACTTGGGAGAGGATAATAAGCACGGAAGATATATGTTGATGATATCGAATGATGGCTGGCAATCTGACAAGCTGGAGGAATTAGAGCCTCGTTTGTTTGAGTGGATGCAAGCGGAGGGTTTTGAATACGATTCAAAAAGCTAGGCGATCAGACCCCGAACACATTTGCAAGAGTGTGTTTCGGTCTGGCCGATAGGCTGGAATAAAAGAAACCAATAACGAAAGGAAACGACACACAATGACAACAGCAGAACCAAAAAAGAAGAATGACAATGGCTTGGCCGATATGGTCAAGAACATCGCTCAAACTATCGAGCGCGGAAGATACGAAACAGATTCCGAGGAGGATTGCAACGCATAC